CTTGCCCTCTTGGATGGTGCCAAGACGGTTCATTACATACACATCAATCCAAGACTTTGTTTTGCCTCGGATCAGATTCGGATAATAGTTTTTGAGCATGTTCTTGGCGTTCTCAGCACCACTATTCGGCGCATAGTCCAAGACATTGCCATTTTTATCCAGCGCCTCACGCATACCAGACGGCTGCACATAGAAGCTCCAGTTGTCCGGCTTAACCAGCATACGCGCTTGCTCGTGAGGGATGTGGTCAGGGACAGGCACCTCGCCAGACATAATGGGCCACCAGTGATCTTCTTCTGGCGCGTTAGTATCGGCGATTACCCCTGACCACGATGGCCCACCATCACGCATGGAAGGGAAGCGACCCACGCGCATGGTACAGGCATCAATAATAGACTTCGGCACCTCTCTGGCCTCGTTGATCCAGATGCCAGTAAGTTCCAATGACAACAGCTTCTTTACATCTTCTGGGCGATCAAGGGCCAAGAAGATAACCTCAAGCTCAAGATCTGCCTGTTTAATTATGTGCGTATATGGCACCGACCACATAAACTTGCCCCACTGATCCTCTGGGAACCAGTCAAGCCAAGTCTTGATCGTCGTTGTTCTAAGCTGTGGGTTGGTGTTTCGGATGATTGCCCATCGGCTGCGCCTAATACCATCCTTGTTTGGCTTCTGCTCTAGCGCACGGCGGAACACCTCAACGCAACAAGCCACCGACTTGCCAGAGCCTACTGGCCCCCTGATGCCACGAAAGAACGTATTGTCTTTCATAAATGCTTTGAGGACTTTGCCGTCAGGCTTGTAGCTAAAGCTGGTCAACCTTCTGATCCTTGCCGAACTTAATCATCCGCTCAACCACCTCTGGGCCAATAACAGAGATAACCTTGTCAGCTTCTCGGTCAGTGCAGAACTCTTCGGGGTGGTGAGCAAGGTGTACTTTCTTTACCACCCTGCGCAGGATCTCTCGCTCTTCTGGTTTGAGCGTGTGTAGAAAACTCATCTGTAACTCGCAGTCTTTTTAGCAATGCTCTTCGGTTGCTTTGAGAACTGCTTGCCTCGACGTAGGGCAGCACGTTTCTTCCGGCTGGTACGCTGGTACTCCTCGTCACTCAGGGCAGAGATGGCGGCAGCAGGGAGATACCGCTCACCTGTAGCTTTACTGCCCTGAGTGCTAGGCTTCCCTGACTTGGTGCGCCACTTCTGGCGTGTCCAAGCTCTCAAGGATCTCTGTGAAGCTGCAAGTGCCATTAGTTAGTGTAGCCACCGCCAGCCTTCTTATAAAGAAGAGCTAGCCTTTGCGCTTTTCTTGCTGACCACTGACCCGGCTTTCCGCCCTTTCCCTCGCGTTTTACGCGGTTGAACAGGCGCTTCCTCAACGCTGGCTTCGTGTAATTCCCCGCTTCGTTCACTGCCATCTTCAATCTCCACTAGGCGCTGAGAGTCACGAGTGTAACTGGCACCAGACAGAACCCTGCCGTCTGGCATAATAAAATACGGCCCCTCATATGGAGTGCCGTCTCTGAACTGATACTTAGGCATTGCGCATCTTAGCCTTAATAATTTTTTGCTGAAGATCCTGCGGCAGCTTCTTCTGTGCAGAAGTCAGCAAAGACTTAGCAGCCTTCTTGGCTTTCTTCTTTCCCGCAGGAGTATACGCATACTTCTTTCCCATTACGTTAGGCATTGGCTTTTCCCCTTTCCTTGGAACGCTGGTAAGAGGCTAACAAAGAACGACCCCTGCGTACAGCACTGGCCTTGTCACCACGATGCCCCCATGCCTCTAGTGAGAGCTTCAATCTGGTCTTCTTCCCATCCCTGTACAGCGGCCCCTTGGCGCTGCCCATCCTTACCAAGAAGCTGCCCTTGCGCCGCTTCTTCTGCGGTGTGTCCGCCTTGGCCTTTACCGGAGCCTTGAGTGTGCCGCCGGTCTCTCGCTTGTACGATGCGCGTCCGGCAGCGTTGAGACCACCTCTGGGATTCTGCCCTGCCTTGCGTTGCCATGCCGGTGTCTTCAAGAATCAAAGTTCCTCAAGTTAATTAAACTAGCCCTAGCACCAAAAGAAGTGCGCCGACCAAGACCCTTCTTGCCACGCGGCGCTGTAGTCAAAACACCACCACCAGCATCACCCATCTGCTCAACAGGCTCTATAGGCTCAGGAGTCGGAGCCGGTACCTGAACAATATCAGGCTTGGAATCAATCAAGCCAACAGCCTTGCCAACTTCCTCAACAGCCTTCTTCGGAACCTTTATAGCCTCCTTGTAAATCTGCTCAGGAACCTTGGCGGCTTTCTTAAGCAACTTCTTCGCTGGCTTTACTGCTGGTACACACATGCCTTTTTTACCTCTAATGTCTGGGTGGGACTACTAGTGACATCGCTGCCCCGACTTTTGACCCCCTGCCCCCGCTAGCCGAGGTCTATTTTTACAGATATCTCTCCAGCGTGCATATGCAGCTGCTTATCGGGCGGCTTGTAGCCAGCCCGATCGAGTATGTCCTTGCTAGCTTCTAGCTGGACATACTCGGACTTAGCGCCTCGCGCTAAGTTAAGCAGCTTAGAGGCAGCTACAGTAGCATGTAGACCGAGGCTTTCACCAACTCTCTGCATCATATACTGCTGCACATGCGGCTGCCGCAAAGCCTTACTGGCACTCACTCTCCCGGCTTCACCCTCTGCGTAACCGGCTTTGCCAGCCGCTTCCTTGATGCTACAGCCATCAGCTACGAGCGTATCCACTAGAGCAAGCTGCTTGTTTGTTAGTTGTTTCACTGGAACTGACATATCAAACCTAACTGTTGCCCCCCCTGTGTTCCCCCCCAAGGTGGACGATCTGTCAAGTGCTTGTCAACGTGTTTTTTGCTTCCCGCAGTGCAAGTGAGGCACCTTGCTCTACCACCCTAGTGGCGGCTAACCGAGCCTAGCAGCACCTTTCCAAGGGCTGCTGCTCGCTAGCCAGCCACTTGTCCTTGTGCCTCGTCAACCATCTTCACCGATCCCAGTTGGCATCCTACTCGGTTTACATCGTGAGTTTCTGTGCACTCGTCTCGCACCATCTGCCTCTTCCTCGCATCTTTCCACCGTCCTCACGCTCTGTCCATCTGCCGCCTTCTGTACCACCATCTGCACGTTCAACATCTCGCCAAAACCATGTCTTGCCCTTAGCGCATCCTCACCACCTTCCAGCCTGCACTCGCTCTTACTGGTGTAATGCGGCGTCCCTTCACTACCTCTGTGCGTTCGATCTTCACTCTCTTCACCGTTCTAAAAGTGGTGGCCTACTAAAAGCCGCCAGCGTTCGTTCAACATCGGGCGAAGTCTGACTGCGTTCCGTCTTGGATCTCTGTCAGCCATTTCGTCGGCTCTGGTTCTTTGCGGATGCACGTCTAGGCCGCTAAGACCATCCAACGCACCACAGCTGACCGGCTCTCTGGGCAAGTCTCGCCCATGCTCAGTTTGCTGCCCAGCCCGCGCTTATTGGCCCGCGCTTTTTTCGCGCTACGCGCAAGCGGGCCGGTGCGCATCCGCGCAAGCGGGCTGGATCAAACTGGCATGCCGGCCGAGCCTGACTTGCCCATGCCGGCCTTCTGTGGTTGCGGGATGGACATACCGCGGCCTAGCCGCACATCAGCAAAGGAGCCTAGAAATGGCACAGAGAACCAAGACTTCACTCGCAGACTTCACCCTCGTTGAACTCAAGCTGGCGGTAGTAAACCACCACAACGGTGAAGAGAATGAATATCTCCGCACATCGGTAGCTCGTGACGCCTGTTACACCAGCAAGAACTCGATTGACTGGAAGCTGGATCAGATGCTCAAGGTCAAGACAGAACTTGCCGAGCTGTTTCCGCTTGATGGTGGTCCAGAAGTTGTTGATGTCCAGATCGCTCGGAAGTTGGAAATCTACGAGTCGATGCAGATGGAACTCGACGAGCTTCAGAAACGCCACGACGCAGACCTCGCAGTCTACCAAACAGTGACCGGCGAAGCATGGTCTCCTCGGCCCAAGTCCAAGCGGCAGCCTAACTCACAGGCAGTCATGGAGAAGGTGGCCGCTATCCTCGGCTAACCACCACCGGGAGGTATCGCAAGGTACCTCCCTTTTCTTTGGTCAGCACAACGGAGGGAATCATGGTGTGCTACGGTGTTCATTTGTTCCGTGGAAAGCTCGTAGGCTGCGGGACATGGGTCAAACAAGATCAGGTCAAGATCAAGCTCAGGTGCAAATCATGCACAGAAAAAAGATTATCGCTTGGTCTCAACAACAATGAACAAATTAAAATCTTGATTTCTAATCACAGCACTGCATACTTGCAGTAGGAGGTAAATCAATGAATATCATCGGTAATATACTCATCGGAATTGGCATGTTCGCACTACTGTTCGGCACATCAATGGCTGAGCCAATGGACAACAGTGCTTTCTTCTTTCAGATCACATGCCTTATCGGCGGCCTATGTGTCGCCATCATCGGCGGCATTGTCCGCACAATGGCTGATTAGCCAACAAGGAGAACCAAATGGACGGAACTATTGTAACTAAAGATTGGCAATTCCCAATCGACATGTGCAGCTTGCACGCATCATCCATACACACCGACAACATTGCAGTGCCAGAAAATATGGCACGTGCAATCGTGCGCACTGACACCAATCAAGTGCTGGGTGTGCATGGAAAAAAATACAAGCCAATCAAGCATGATGATGTTGTCAACGCAGTCATGGATGCTGTGCATGAGTCTGGCATCAGTCGTGATTATGATCTGTCAGTGCAAGCTCTGGACAATGGTGCCAAGTTGCGTGGCAGATTTTTGTTCAATGATCTGGTGATCGAACCTGATGTCGGCGATGTCATCAAACACGAGATCATTTTTTACAACAGTTACGACGGTAGCTGGGCGTTCCAGCAAACCAGTCGTGGTCACAGATTGTGGTGCAAGAATGGCTGCACCAATGCCATGACAGTCAGCAACACATGGGCCAAGCACACCACCAATGTGAATGTGAAAGGCAGCACCACCAAGATTGTAGCTGGCCTTGAGACATTCATGCAGGACAAAGATGTGTATCAAAGCTGGATGAACACCAGCATTGATGACGAAACAGCTTTCATGTTTTTCAAAATGAAGCTGTGTCGTTATCCAACACAAGACGCGAGTCTCAAGATCAACGAGCGTCGTTACGAGCAGCTTTGCCGTCAGTGGCACAAAGAAAAAACACAACTCGGTCACAACAAGTGGGCGTTGTACAACGCTTGCACCCACTGGGCCACGCACACTGACGACACCAGCACACCTCACGTTGCAAGCCGCAACCGTGAGAATATTCTCATCAAAGCCTTCAAACCCGCCAACTGGCACAGAGTATAGGAGAACCACATGTCAACACCATTCATCGTACTCGTAGAGGGAGCCATCGGCCTCCTCGACAGAGCCAAAGATAACATCAACGACACAGGCAAAGATGCCTTCCGTTATGATATCGAACACGCGTTGTTCACACTCAACGGAGTCAAAAACAAATATCACGAGGCGCTTGACCGATTCGTTGCAGAACCAATCGAACCATCAATCAAGGAGGTAAAATAATGCAACCTAAAGTTGAAAAGAACATCCCACTGCCAGCCATCAATAAAACAAATAAATATGGCTTTTTGTCAGACGTAAAGATCGGTGACAGCTTTATTGTCAAATCTTACGACACCGCATCATATCGAAACGCAATGAAGCGTTACGGATATAAATGCGTTACACGCAGAGAAGGTCTAGATACACACCGCATGTGGAGAACCAAATAATGTCGCTTATGCAACAACGCCACTTTGAATATCTAGCGGACAACGTGGCTCCGCTACTCGCATGGCCTACACAGATCAGCAAGATGGCTGACGAACTGGCCGCAACCAACCCACGCTTCAATAAGGAAAAGTTCATTCAACGTGCAACCAAAGCATGGGAAGAAGCAAACCCAATGGAGCCAATCGATGATTACATTCCGTACTCCGATTGAGATGTATGAGTGTAGATCCTGTTCAATGCAGACAGAAGACTACAGTCAACTCAAACATTACAGCGAAGACAGTGGGGGCTTTTGCCCCTACTGCGGAAGCGATGATCTCAAGCTGATGACATCGTACATAGTATACCAACAAGTGTTTGCCACCGATGAAGTGGATGCTGCAAACACTGCTATGGAGCTAGACGAATGGCAAACAGAAGCAGGAAACATTGGGCCATAAAGCATATAGAAACTTGGGGCTTTGACCCTTGGGTTCTTGATCCAGACTTTGACGTTATGTTTGGTGGCCCAATAGATGTGTGCTTTCAAGAAGAACCATACCAAGGCGCAGCATCAAAAGAGAACCAAGTGTTAATTAGAAATGCTGTGGTGACTAAGCCAGCAATTGGCAAACACTCAGTATGGCCTGAAGAACGGAGGAGGGTATGGAAGAACTAATGAAGTACGACATGTACCACTACCTCATGGACTCAATCGCCACACACTTTGAGATCCAACTCAAAGATCGTGACCACTACACCGACAGAGATTGGCGCAGGTTAGAAATGAAACACGACGCCTGTGTCATGTTCATCAATCAACAGCTAGGAGGCACTGATGCCTAATTATGAAAATCATTCTAAAGGTCACACTAATCACAATCGTGATTTGTTTGATGACTATACACCAGCTTACAAGCTGGTTCGCCGTGACGACCCAAGTACCAGCCATGATGCAGCAGAACAGCTTGATGTAAACAAGATGGAGCGTGTTGTACTGGCTGCAATCACCAGCTTTGCAGAGAATGGCTGCATCTCTGACGATGTGCTGCGCATCCTTCCCGGCTATCGCTACAGCACAATCACTGCCAGATACAAGCAACTCAAAGAGAAAGGCTTGATCTTTACTGACCATCGTAAGCGCAAGGCTGAGTCTGGTCGGCAACAGCTAATCATGTGGGCCAAAGAGTTTTACGTCGAAGAAGATTGACATGACTGCAAGTATGCAAGACTATCCCTGCATGGAAACCTACTTTGACACACTCTTCAAACTTGCAGCTTCAAAAAAAGCTAGTTTAAAACAAGCCTTTATCAAGGCTGGTGTTCCCGACTCTACCTATTATCGTGCCGAACAGGGTCGGGATTTACGGTACGCAACAGCAAGAAAGGTATTCGATTACCTAGATGCCAGCAAAAAACAGACGCACAAAAAAGAAACTTAATCAGGGCAAGGCACAAACATGCGAAGCATGTGGTGCAGTAACACCTTGGTTTGTCTGTCCAGTAGCATCGATCAACCCGCCGTCATGGTACACAATCTGCCTTGACTGCTATCAGGAGAACCAATGGCAAACA